CATCACGGGTATACTCTGCTCGCTTAGTCCATGTATCAATACTCGAATACAGTTTAAAACTTTTAATTTTACCTTCTGCTTTTAGTCGTTTAACCGTGTCTGCTAGTTTGACTACCAGTGCATTCTTTACACCAAGATTACTGTTAAGTTCAATTTGGATATGCGGTTTAGGATCTTTATCAAGTCGTTCAAACAATTCCCATGTACTACGGTGTAGCAATGGTTCACCGCCTGTGATACGTAGTATGTTAAGTGTCTTACTTACTTCAGGCCACCATTCCCACCACGCTTCAACGTATGGATTAGATTCTTCTTTATGAAAGAGTGTAAACCAATCTATGTCTGCTCTATGTTCTGTACTCATGGAGTACGGACCATGCTTTTTAATTTCATTCCAGTAACGACTACTTGCTTTAGGATGACAATAGCCGCAACGAAAGTTGCACTCATTGCTGAATGATATTTCAATATATTCTGGGTTAATGTTCAAATCAAAGTCAGCATTTTTGATTTCTTCTAATCGTTCAGGCGTGTATATACTTGCTGTCTTAATTTTACGGTCAGAAATATAATCTTTGCCCATTGCTTCTATACGCCAGCAGTATGAGCAACCAGAAGGTTGTTTACCTTCTAGCATATCTTTTCGTTCTTGCTTTTTCTGTCGTGTATTATGAAGTGCGCTTGGATTCCCTACCAACTCACCTGTTGGGATACGATGTGGTGGCGGATGATAACAACTATGTGTTTCACCTGTTTGTAAGTACAATGTTGTATGATGCCACTTTGCCAAACAAAATGTCGGGCTAATGGCTTCATCTGTAATGTCCATTACATTTTTTATACGTTCTAGTTCTTGACTCATTTAGAACCTATCTGTCGTTCTTTTGCTGTTAGACCTGGGTTGCGCGGTGCATTAGTATATACTCGCTTGAAGAATCGTGAAACTTCCGGTGTGGGTTCACACAACTCTAGATCCATTCGCTGATCCAATAACTGTCCTAGTTTTACTGCTTCATTGTATAAGTTATCGTAATCCCATTTAACTCCACTGCGTGAACAAAGTTCGTCACCTTCACCAATATTAGCCAACACGGTGTTTGTGAAGTAGTCACTAAACCATTCAAAGTCAGAAATGAATTCTGTTTTGAATTCACTGTTAAAGTTCACATCGTAACAACCCAATCGTGCTCCATAAATTGCCCACAACCCGTTCTCTACATCAGCCCCTACATTACACCAAGTAATAAGTCGTTCATAGTTCTTAGGCCATATCTTAGTTTTAAACTCACTTAGATGTACTCTGTACCCACGATCCAGAGACATTTTTACACCTTCACGGTATCCTGCACGGAATGCTTGGAATGGTGAACCAGAGTTAAAGATAACTGAGTACGTGTTGTTCATTTGAATGTATTCGAGATCCCAACAAAAGTCAATCTTCATTGACTCAGTTTCTGCCTCTTCGTGTGTTTTCATATTCAAAACAAGTTCACGAGGCCAGCATTTAATACCGCCATTACCATAGACAAGTCCATTAACTGAGTTTTTAGCAGACCATGAGATAACAGATTTTGCCATATCAGTGTCTTCCGGAATTGATACTTCCAATGTAAAGAATGCAGGGTCCACGATGTTATCGCCGTCTATAGTAATAAAACGGTCAGTGGTTGACTGTCTTGCACATTCTTTATGTGCGTTATCGAAACCTTTGACTCCATCTACTCGTTTAGCAAATGGGAATTTGTTCTTTAAATCTGCCCAATGTTCTTCTTTATTTGGTTCATCATATGAAATATAGAAGATATCCAAATCGCCTGTTCTAACTATCATTTACTTTGTCTCCACTGAATATGTATCAAAAAATCTTCGTGTTCTTATACTAACGTTGTTTATATCATGGTTGAATGGCGCTTTACATTCTACACCACGAACCAAATCATCTAACTCTATTTGAATAGTTTCAATTAGAAATTCGGGTCTATTCTTAACTGTAATGTAAAACGAGTGATGTGTTTCGTTAAGTATTACTATTTTTTTATGTGTTGGGTTATGTTTATACGCATCTATAATTTCTTCGGATGCAACTATTTTCATCTCACCATCATGAATAGTCAACGAAACGTCCGCATCACCAGAATCTTTAATTTCAAATATTTGGTTTAGTCTTACAATATTAGGTAATGTTGCTTTTCTTTTTACAATATCGTATCCGCCACTATCACGCTTCACCACCTTATATTTAGTCACACCTTCTTGACCGTTTAGAAATGGTGCTACTGATTTTAACGAGAACCATGCGCACCTTTCGTTGTCCGGCACATCTTCTTTAGGTGCGGCAAGTATTTGTTTAATGTTACCTACTTCCGTAAAATAAACAATTCGTTTTTGTCCGCCTGTATAGTTCTCTGGAACACTACTAATCATTCAATGTTTTCTCTAATATACTTAACTTTTCATCTGTTAACCACATCTTATTTACATAATGGAATGGCATCGTCTGTCTGTAGTTACCTACATACAAACTCAAATCGTCTCCTAGTGTACAACCCAATGATTCTTCCCAGTTATCTTCAACACCTCTTACATTTTGCACTTTACTTTTCATATGTACAAATGTAGGTGTCGGTCTAGGGTCAGTTACTTCACCCTCAATCCCTAACACCTTGATTAAAAAAGCATATGCTAAGTCTGCACTTAAACTATCCTGTCCGGGACCAACTAAGAAAGATTCATAGTAGCGATTCCAATCTTGAAATATATTTTTCAACATTCTAAAAAAGTGAAACGCATAATCTCCTTTTTTGAAGTACATCATATTAGTATATACGTTAGGCAACTTTTTGTCTACAAATTTTATTCTGTAGTTATTTGCATTTACAACTTCGCCTCTAAATGTTAATGTGCGATTTGGTAACCACATATCCTTTTCTTGAAGTGTATCCCACCAAAAATCTATGGGTTCTACGAATAACATATCAACGTCAAGTACCATAGTTTCATCGAACGGCGACAAGTCGTAGTACATCCACTTGTTGTCGATTTTCCATCGTGTGTCAACTTCCGGAACCATAACTATATGGTCAAATACTTTTTTATGGTCATCAGTGATAAGTTTTGCTGTTGTTTCGTCTGTACACAAGCAAAAATCTTTTACTTCTAATTGAGTTGCTTTAATACTTAAAGCCAAAGCGTATGCCATTCTTAGGTAATCGTCTCTGCTATTTTGTGCTATTGCGATATATCCTTTAGACATTGCGATTCTCCAACAATTCTAATAGTGCATCGGCATGTCGTAACAACGATTTTTTATTCATTATATGTATGTCTGCGCCTAACAATCTAGTCATATAAGTGTCATATTGCGGCTGTTCTTTGATTCGCCGTTTTTTTCTTTCTGATGTTCGTCTTTTAGCACAAAGAATAATAACTTCCTCGGTGCTTTTAAATTTGTATATTTCGTCTATATCAAAACTATTGACCAAATATTTATTCGGTAGGGTAGGTACTTTATCCGTTAGACCGCCATTGATTATATGTAATGCCATAGCAAATACATAATCATTTCTATATAGATGGTCTTTCGCTTTGAACAATGTACAATAATATTTGTAGTTCTTACGAATGTGTTTAATCATAGTGAACACAGATTGTGCGTACACAGACTTCCTAAAGTAAACAACCGTCGCCCACGCCATAGGTATCGTGTTACCATCCAAGTATGCTCTACGAGTGTTATGGGTGTGCCCTAGGTCACAGTAGTCGTAATGTATCATAAAGTCATTAACACTTCCCCATACTTGATCCAATACGTTACTCATAATTAAGTAATCTGAATCTATCAATAGTGTTTCATCATATGGTGATAAGTCGTACACCTCTGAACGGTCTAAGTTCATAAAGTGTGCGTCAATATCTCGTTCGGGAGTGTCGTGATAACGTCTATAAGATGGTCGTGTATTATCGTTTACTTCGATAACCTTATCAAATGTTTTATCTATCGATTCTTTACTAGCGTTATATGTTGGTGTATCAGTAATCAAACATAGTTCATCATAGAGGTACAGGTGCTCTTTAGCCATCTTTGCGCATAGTACGGCAATTTTGGCATAGTCATAGTGTTCATTGTTTCTTGCTAGAATTACAATGCCTTTACTCATTACTTGTCAAAAACCTGTTTGATGTTCCTTGATGATTCTAGTTGTTTAAGTTCTTCGTATGCTTGTGCCATAACAGTATCGTATATGGTTTTTGCTTTTTCCAACGATTCCTCAACATCTGGTATCAGTATCGGATTACGGTTGTTGTCAAGCATGATAAGCGAATCTTCGCCATGTTGTAGAGCAAAGCACAGGAAGTTTAAGAATTCAGTTGTAACTGAAAAGGTTCCGCCATTGACGCTGTACACCAATCTATTGTCTATTTTAAGTTTGATATTCTCTTTTGCTAAATTGTATGAATACATTGCATTGGCAAAATCGAATGCTGAATCTAGTGTTTCTTGTTTTGTTTCGATATCATTCACAAATAAGGTCTCCTTTTAGTATATTTTAACACAAAAAGGAGACCAATGTCAAATTAAATATTAATGTTTGGATTCTGTGAGTCTATGATATCTTTAATGTCTTGTAGCATCCAACGAGTAGATGTTAGTTGTGGAAGTAGCAAATCGTCTACTATTTTTAACAACGCAACATCCATTTGAACATTACCAGATAAACTCGCAGTAGAACTCTCAGGATCCAAATCTTGTTTGAGTTGTACTGCTTGGTCAATTGCTGCCTCTAGACCTATGAATGTTTCAGTCACGGTAGAACCCGGGTTCAACGGATCAGGCACTTGTCTAGTTGTTCCGCCTAATGCTTCACCTATATATGTACTAATACCATCAAAAATAGTATGTGCGGCAAGTTGTGTAGTATTTAGTTCTGTTTGAAGATTGTTTGCTTGCGTTTCCAATGCCGCAATGGATTGCTCATTTGATGTTATACGATTATCAAATGTGTTTACATTTGCAACGGCATTTGCCAAATCAGCCAATGCAATTTCATGTGCTATCAACACTGACTCTGCGTTGGCAACTCTTTGGTCAACTTCTTCTATTCGTGCAGCAATGTTCGCAACATTATCCGGGCTCACTAGAAGCATTTCTGCTTGTAGTGTTGTAACATCACTTTGAAGTGTGTCAATATCGCTTTCTGCGGCAATCAACCTGTTGTCGATATCTTCAACGTATACGTTTGTAACAGTTGCCAATGCTCTAAAGTTGTTATCCATTTCTTCATGTAGAAGTTCACGAGGACCGACAGCGGTCACATTAACTGTTGGATCACTAGGAGCAAGTTTAACCGTTATGTCTTTTCTTGGGTAATTTGTACTCATAAATTTTATTCCTTAATATATTTACCGTTAGCGGCTTCGTCAACATACTCTTCTGTTTTCCAGATGTATGGACCATAGTATCTTTCTGGTGGGTATTCAGTAATGTCTACATACATAGGCGCGTTACCACCAAATGGCGTGCCTGTACAAGGAGCAGTGCTCTCTCGTGAAATATCTCTACGATGACCAAACAAAGCAGTGAATTGTCCTGCTACATAGTCAGAAACTTCTTCAGATGTTAAACTATTTACATAGCCGCCTTGAGCGTTAGGATCAGTTTGTGTATTGTCGTTCGGGAACAATGCTGCCAAATCGTCAAACTCTTCACCGAAATGCCACCCACTGTCTACTTCGGCAGCGTCATATCCATCCAAAGCATAGAATGTACCTTCGTATGGGATAAACTCTTCTGCTTCATAACGGTCTACTAGCATTAGTTTAATGTCAACTGAAGCGTAAACATCATTGCGCATTGCCATAACAATGAATTCATTATTTTCATATCCTGGGAATGCTGTCGTACTGTAACGATATACGGTCTGATAGAAATTCTTCAATCCACTGTATCCGACACCAGGAGAACCAACAAAGTTAATACTGCGTGTTTCAAAGTAGTCCATTGTTAAACTTTCTACTTGTTGTAACATCCAAGACCATAACTGACTTTGTGTGTTTGGTTCAGGTTTTGATACCCATTCTGGATCATTAGGATTTAAGTTTTCATCATAATCAAACAAATCAAACATCACATCTATACGTAATTGGCTACCGGCATTAAAGAAACCACTTCTCATTCGTTTACCTGAAATTTGATGTAGTGTAACATTAACATTTGTTACTTCCAAAGTTGTTTCATCCTTGACTACCTCAAGTTGTAAACCGAATGTAATTGAGAATTGATTCGATGTTATATCCGATTGTAATTCAGCAAGAGTAGGTGAGGTAGAAGCATACACATCCCCATCTATATTATAAAGATAGATTGGATAAGCGTTTTCTAAATCGTCAGCCTTATCAGGACCGCTGTACAATCCCGAGAATACTGCTCCTTCAGAATTAGGAGTGCCAATAATTTCTAACCAATATTCAGGTTCATCAGACTCAACTATATCAGCAGGATGCGTTGGCATTATATTCAATCTGTCCTTGAAGTCAATCGTATTCATTGGGTCAGTGTTAGAAAAGAAGTTATTAGAACCTATATCAATAGAGTCTTCTACAACCTCAACTGTGCCATTATTCATCGTATGCGATTGTCTAGCATGTAATATAACTTGGTCTCGTGATAAGGATTGTGCATCGTATCCGAATCTTGCTGATACTTCAAATGTTTCTAGTCCAGTCCAGTATCTTGGATCGGGATCATTAATTGTGCCTACTGCCGTTACACCGCCAACTGATATTGTGTATGTTTCTGGACCAGAGTCTTTCAAACTGTCAAACGGATTAGTTGTTTCAAATCCGATTCTCTCTCTTACACCTTGTACTATAATTTCAAAGTTGAGTACTCCTTCAGGTATAAGTAAAGTTCCCGCCGTTGCGTCCCATTCTACTTTATTCGTAAAGTGTATGTCATCAGGAGAATAATCAATGTACGGTTCAGCGGGATCAATCCCAGAAGGTGATATAGAGAATGGTATAGTTCTTGCACCATCCGTCTGATAGTAATATGTTTGCGAATCTAGTCTTACTACATGTGTTATAGGTTCACCTTCTAATCTTTCTACACTTGTTACTGAGGCTACTTGTGTAAACTCTACAGGAGCAACATAAGGACCGCCGTTACCAGTAACACCATCAATCGTAAATGTATACGCACTAGCAGGTTGATAGTTAACAAACGTAACTGTAAACACTGAAATTCCAGGCGGTACATTAATCACACCTGAACCATAAGTTACTCCATCAGAACACTCTACTGTACCAGTAAATCCTGAAGGCAATGTCATTGGATACTGCCTAGTGTTGAATGCGTGTTTAGTCATTTCAACGGTGTGCGCCATATTGATAGACTGTAAATTACGCCAGTCAGTATATTCCCAACCATCATTGTATGTTGTTTCGAATACTTGAGCACCAGTCGAGTCGTAAACAGGATTACCATCGTCACCTAAAACTGGATCACCGACTGTCCACATAACCTCATGTGGCGGAGGACTAGGAATGGGTTCTTCATATTGTTTTACTGACACCCCGTTAGATATTGATGAAACTTCGATGGGTGTAATAGAGTCCAAGTATATTTGCCAAACTCGAACACCTTCGCCCCAAATATTATCTTTCCACGGCGTAAGTACGCTAGGGTCAACTACCAAACGATTTTCAGCAAGTTTGTTTATATACTCAACAATTACTTTTACGAAATTGATTACGTCAGCAGGGTCAGGGAATCTAGGATCATTAGTGTCAATAGGCATTTCACTAGGCAAGCCTTGGTGAACACGAACTTGTTCCATTACACACAGTAGTCTATCCCAAGCGTCACGGTCAACAATTGAACCTGGTTCTAGTAACGGAATCAGCAAATGCCTTTGCGCATAACCGTAACTGTCGTCAGGTATTGTACCGTCCATGTTCCAACCGCCTGGACCGACAATATTATTCAAATCTGTCGCCCAGTCGTTGTACATGTGCCAGGTAATCTTGTTACCTATAAGTTTATATGATTGTGGCATCCCGCTTTGTTACCTTAGTTTATTTGTATTGTTAGTGTGTACTCCACCTTGATGTTTCTGTTTGCTGGTAATAGAATAGGGTGGAATGTTACATGAGTTACCATAAGAGACTTGTCTAAATCTATTTCGCCATTAGTGGTGACACCTGAAATTAGAGCAATTTCATCAAATGTGTAAGTTTCAACTTCTGGTCCTGTAGACGAGTCTGTTTCAGGTGTTACAACACCGGTATATTCTTCTATTCTATCATGGTCCATATCAACTGTAAAGACTAATTTAGATGTATTAGCAGGAATAATTTCTTGAGCGCCAGTATTTGTATCAATGATTTGACCAGGATAAAATACTTCATTCTCTGTTTGTTGATAGTAAACAGGAGAATACAATGCTGAGTTGGATGCACTAATTGGTAGACCATCATATACACCTGACACACGAGGTGAACGATAACTTATTGTAGTAGTGGACGTTGAACCGCCATTACCAAAACCCATCCATGTAATTGCAGGGGTCGCGCCACCCGGGTTTATGTTCGTGGGTTGGTCAGCAAGTGCTGATGCAATAATGTATGCCATATTACCTGGATGTATGGCATTCTTTTTCTTCAGCAGTACTTTGCCTGTATCTTTATCGGTGATTTTTACTTGACCGATAATCTGTGTTTTCATTTTGTCTTGTAACATTGTATTTTTTCCACCATTAAATGTTGTTAAATATCTCTATCTTCTATTTATCTTTTAAATCGTATAGTATCTTATAACTAAATTACGATATTCTGTTTCCATTAGACCTGAATACGAACTACCATCTCCGTTAGAGAAATTGATCCTATCTGATGGCACAAGTGATACCTCATCGATCCACAAATCCACAATGTTTCCGGTGTCTGCATTCTTAAGAATAAGTTCCATGTGAGTACTGTCGATTCTCCTTGCCACAAGTTTCATCCACTGACCGATGACAACTTTTGATCCTACAAACTTCCCATTAATTCTCGGACGTTGTTGTGAATCAACTAATCGCTCTCTCATTGGGTTTAAACCTAAAAATCCATTTAAACTCAACGATCCCGCATCGCCGATACCATCGTTTGTAACACGGAATTCTACTTCGGCGTATGTAATATATCTATCTTCATTAAAAAGTAATGTAAGTGCCGAAGGAGAACCATTATCATTTATTGACAGAACCGTTCCATCTGTCGAATATTGCGAAGTATTATATGATGCATAATCGTCAAGAGTAACCCACCAATCTTCTTGTTGTGTAATTACTTGATTTGCTTCGGCATTTTGTATTCGCAAACTACCATATGCACCGCCAGTTGTACTGTAATTACTTTCTGCGTATGCATTTGATATTCTCAATTTGGTTGGTGTCGAACTAAATTGCTGTATGAAATCATACTGATACGCATTATTACCGTCCGGAACTGTTCTGAAATATAACGCATCATTTTCTATAAACCAATATCCGTTAACATTCGGGTATGTTCCTGTGTCTCCACTGTGAACAAGATTGGCTAGATCAGGGCCGTGATATATTCTACTCTTGAATGTTGCACTAAACATTTGTCGGGCTGCGCCCACTACATTATCGTTTGAATCTAAAAACTCATAATCAATTCTGTGTTCATCGCCCGTCCAATTAGCATTTCTTCCGCCTATTAGATAAATCCAATCAGGATCTATATCAATTGTTGTAGTTCCTGTTTGATCCACTCGTGCTGGGAGTGGTGGTGCTTTATCGTACAACCAGACATGATTAATATTACGGTCTAGTATAGGTTTGAAATCTATGTCATAATTCGGGTGATTAGTATCTGTCGGGTCAGCAACGTCACTTGAAGGAGAAACTGCCCAAACATAAGCAAGATAACCTTGAAGATCATCCATACTTGATGATGATGACCCTGATGACGGTACATTACTAGTTAAAGTAATACCAGTTAATCCGCTCTTTGATTGTGGGAAATTATAATCGTCACGGAATACATAAACGGTATCACCACTAGCAATTTCACGATACAAGTTTGTAAACTCCGCTCGCTTATTAATGGTCAATACATTTCCGTCTAATGTCTTGTACGACATAAATTCAGTATGTGTGCCATTGTTAATAGCGATAATAACACGGTCTTGCTCAGACGCATTACGGAATATAGAACCGTCCGCTACTGTTAATTTATCACCAGTGAAATCAGTAACCGTAGTAACACCATTAACTATCATGCGAAATGCACGTCCCCAATTATCATATACTTGGAATTCTAATATATCACCAGAACCACTGTCTGAAATTGTATTGAAAACTGATTCTTTGATATGTGTTGGCATCATGCCTTCAGGGAGACCATCGGCTTCACTTGTATACTCATCTATTACACGTAGCAAAGAACCGCCTTCATGTTCATTATCAGTATCAAAATCTGCGTTACCATCTACTCGGTATTCTTCATATCGACTTTCACGTAGAACAAGTTGTACATGCTCTCCTATCTCAGGTAAGAATGATTTACCGTTGTATGAACCGTCAAATGGCATGTCTTCTTCACGTACACCTTCAGTGTTAAAGATAATATCATCCCCTACTATTTTGTAGTATTCTGGGCGAAGTTTGTACATGTGTCGGATGCTAACACCGTCATTCTGATACTGCGATTCAATTGTGTTAATTTGTGTTACTTCGTAACTTCTAGTAACTGTAATTTCATCATCTATCGCTGGAGCAGTAACGAATGTAATGGTATGGGCGTTGTAGTCCACTGTGTAATCTCTATCCAACACAAGCGTAGTTTCTTGTCCGGATTTTATCTTAACTTGTGTCACAACATTAGAATTTGCAGCAATCGAAATAGTAGCACTTCCATCACTCACAAAAGTTTCTTCAACACGATGAACTTCATAATCACGGTGTTCTTCTTCAACATATATATCAATCTCATGCCCAACAAGTGATGACTTTTCAAAGTATGACATGAAATTTTCTATCACGTACGGATTTGAAGCAGTGTATTCTTCTTCTATTACAAAATCAGCAACTTCGTACCAACCATAATACATGTCGATATCCATATGATGACTGTCATCAATTGATGCTGTGATATCATCTTGTAGTGTGTACTTACTTTCTATATCGCGAATCTTAACATGGTAAGGTTTTGTCTCGTTGAAGTAATCAATCATATCTTGATAACTATCACGCTGGTATACCGCATGTTGAGCAAGTGGACGGTAGTTGAATATCAAGTCTATGTAACTTGTTTTAACTATATCAGTCGCCTCTTGTTCTTCAGTCATACGGTAGTTAATCATTTCAATTGCCATTTCTTTTAACATATCATGTGTAGCGTAGTACTCCATCATAGTAAAGAATTCTAGTAATTGAATGCCAGTAAAGTTTTCGTAGTAACTTTGTGGATTGCCACTTGGAGCACGGTCAAAGTCAATGCCCATAGCAGAATCAGTACGATGAACAATTTGTAGGTTACCGTTAAATTCAACAAAGTATTCATCAATCCCATCTTCTTGAACTTTAAATGAAATTACACCTTGATTGTACAAGTCAATCATATCAAAGGATCTCAAACGAGATAGGTATTGATACTTAGGAGGTTCGATAAATTCTTCGGTTATTGCCCAAGGTTTCAGATAGAATATAGAGTCTTCCACTGTGATATAATTTTCACGAGTAGGTGCGAATCTGTCAATGAATGTGAACTTGAACATATCATCGAACAAACTAGCAAAGTTTCTTCTTGCTATAAATGGATCGTAGAAGAAATTATTTTCTAGAGGTTTTACTTTGTATATTCGAACTACATCACCAGCAACATAATCACTTGAGTAATTCAACGTAACCATATCGCCATCTATAACAAAATTGTTAGGCTCTACTATGGCATTGTTCACTGTAATTACAAGTGTGTCGTAATCTGCGCTAGTAATGAAGTCATATGTAAATTCTATACCGTCAAACCCGTTGTCAATATCACCTTGTGACATTTCAACTGCTACGGAGTCAACGATTTCAATATTTGCTAAATTGTTTTTAACAATATCAATTATAACATCAGTTTCAGCATTATCAAGCAATTCTGAAATTAGTCGCCATTCAGTATGCAGACCGCCTTTCACATCAACTAGGTCGTAATGTAAATCATATTTTACACTACTGTCACCAGTAAAATCATTTTTATGGTTAGTCAATACAATGGTATTACCGTCAATTGGGAAGAACTTGTATGATGTATCGTTGTTCACCAACATACGGCGGATATCGTCTACCCTAATATTTCCAGTGTCTTCTTCGAATGCTTCCCAGAAGTAGTACTTGGTAATAGTCTTACCTTTAACAATATCAAAGTATGTATACTCATTGTAATCCGTCACGTAATCAGGTAGAATGGTAGCGGAAGACCAACGTTTTATTACAATTTGTGAACCTGGAACTAGACGGCCCCAATTTCTTCTGGCAAAACTTTGGTCTATGTTGCCCAGACGATCACCATAGTCGTTGTAACGATAGTATCTAACTAAGTTAGTGTCCCACCAAATTTCCCCTACATGTTCTTCATACCATGTATCTTTGTTTGATGTTTCATATTCATATTTTGCAGGGTCTTCCCAAGTAATAAACTTAATATGTTTACCAATTTCACCTTGGAATTTGCCATTCAATGGATCATATATATGATATCTCTGAATATTACCTGTCCCATCAGTTGTGACTACTCGTTTAACAAGGTCAGTGTCAACTCTTTCTGATTGTAGTGCAACTGTTGTTACGTTACCTTCTTCTGTGCGGAACAATACTGCCCAACGGTTAGTCGTGTAGTTATCTGCCCAAATGTAACTTGAACTATTCAAACCTAAATTAGTGTAGAATTCGTTGAAGTTGACACCGTTGTATCCAGGAGTGAAACGAACTGATTTCCAGCGCATAATCTTAAAGTTAGGGTCTGATTTAGCACTTGTATAATCACGTACTAGACCGATAGAATCTAGTATTTGTTGTGATGTACCGTCAAATGTGATAGCAATATCATCTGATGTGAATATCATTCTTCCATCAGACGATACGGATACTGACACACCGACACCCGCAGCATTAATTAAGTCACGCATTACATACGCATCAACGATGCCTCCACCGACAGGCGGAGTATAGATGCCTGGTGATATACCAAGGTCAGTCAATGCTGAACCCGATACGTTTGTTACGTCAACTTGTGCATTAGGCGATACAATGTTTATTACACCAGTCGATGTATTAAAATATGCTTCAGCAATAGCAGTATTGTTTGAGAATACAGCATTAATGTTTTCAACGATTTGTTCATAACCATATTTTTCAATATCCCCAGTGAAACCTAAACTTTCTAATGTACCTGTGTTAACATTAGATAATTGTATCTTAGGACCTTCTTTATAAATTTCGATGTAGTTACCAGAAACTACCGAAGCGGTAACTCCAGTTATACTAGCACTATTAATTTGGTTAACCACACTACTGCGAGTAGGTTCTTGAATCGTATTATATGTTCCTGCTGTAATACCTAGTATAGTAAGAGCGTTACCTGAAATCGTCATTGTAGGATTACCAGATTCTATAACTAATCTGTTACTTGAATCAGTGTAAGACGTTACGTTGGTAACACTTGAAGTAATGTCACTGGCAATATCTTCAAATTTAGTTCTGCGATACAGACTAGAACTTGTAAATCCAAATCCTGTAGATCCCACAATACTGCCTAACATTTCAAGATACGCACCGTCAGATTCTACAACCAAATAACCACCACCATTGATAGATGCTGATACTGCAAATCCAGCAGCATTTATACCATCAGCAATATCTTGTGGTGTAATTACGTTAGCCGGAGCATAGTCAGCAATATCGTAAGTTATTACGTTTCCGTTAATTGTAATTTGCTGAGTAGTTGTAAAGTCTGCTGGTATGTTAGTAGCCGTAGCAATTACCGGGCCTACTGTGACAGTGGTACCATCTATAGTGATTGTTCTATTGTTAGGAACGTTTGTTGTTTCAGTCGCAGTTGAAGTTAATCGTATAGAAGATATGCTTGCCGGCTGAATAGTAATAGTCACACCGTCAATTTGGAATGATTCCCCTACTGATGGAGCAAATGCGCCAACACTTGTAACAGTTAAACCGTCAAAAGTAATATTAGTAGTTGAATTCAGTAGTGAACCGCTTTCGTTGCGAACAGCAATACTTATTTGGTCATTCTTCTTGACAAATGGTATTGTTCTACTTCCTTCTATTAAAATTTGTACTTGAGCATTTGACTCGGTATATGTCACTGGTGTACCATTGATATACAAATTATCGCCTTCAGCAAATATAGGGAAAGATACAGAACCTATCGCTTCAACTCCGGTACCTTCAGTTGATGGTGACAATATAGAGTTAGAAGTCGTAGAATCAATTTCCACAGTAAGAGGCTCATAGTTAGTCTCGAATACTAGGTATTTGTAGCCCGAAGAAACTACACCGTCTTCTACAAGGTAGTAATAACTATTGATTTCTGGTTCAATGCCATTATCTACAATTCGCAAATATACCGGTTCAGATGTATTAACCTTATTTGTTAAAATTACATACAACTGTCCATCTTGTGTTTCCCCCACGAAACCTATTTCTGCTATTTCACTTAGACGAACTACGTCCCAATCACGCACTTGGTCAAATTGAACCCATGCTAAATCACCTTCATCTATATCATCAGAACTTAAGTCTTCTAGTTGCTGCTGGGTGAATACTTTGTAGTCCACATAACGGTCATCAACATAGCCTGAAGTCTTAACAGAGGCAGTTGATCGTTTGCCTGTCTGAACCATAGGATATTCTGTATTGTCAAACGTCACCACTAAAGGCTCAGATACCATATTTTTAGGATCAACCGATACTGATACAACTTGTCTAGCATCGTTTACTCCGTACTCGGCTTCTTTGATAGCCCATACATCACCATGTTCAACTTCGTCAATGTTAGAATTTTTGTTTACTAACAAATTAACACTTTGATTCGTGCCTTTGTGGGCAATAAATCCTTTGTAGAATTCCATTTGTGACTCAGGTTCTACGCCATGATTCAACAAGTATGTTGACGGAACATAACCCATATGGCTTGCTTTAAGGTTATTGATAATCTCTAAGTTTTGGTCTAGAATAGTATCACGGTATTTTTCTGTATCAGCAACCAGTGTTTCAAAGTTAGGAATTAGTTTCTGTTCCGAAATGATGTAACCGTCTGCTGTCATTGTACCATCCCAGCCTACTGTTCTGTTACAGTCAATAAGAACACGTAAATTCCTGTTATGCATTAACGGATCGTAAATCACATCGCCGTAACTATCTTCGCGGTCTATTACCATAGCATGTTCAATTTCTATAATATCCATTGCCATACCGTAGATAGGTGTATTAGATGCCCAAGATAGTTCACCATCAGTCGTTAAGAATTGAATTTGATTAAGTGAAATTCTGCTACCATTTTGATCAACTACACGATAGAAACCTTGACGGTAATCACGGGTAGCACTTGCCACACCGAACGGAGTAGTAAACGAACCAGTTGACAACATAGGAGTTAAAGAAATAAATTCGCCCATGTCATGTTGTTGTTCACTCCAATCTAAGAACTTTTTCAACAAGTATTCGAAATCGATTAGATTACCATCAGCATCACGGTCAGTAAAGTCCCAACCTATCAGTTTGCTATATTCTTGGTAACCAATTAATAGATGTGCAACTTGTTGCAATGTTAAAATATCACCGTAGTTGTAAGTTGTCACTGAATCAGTACGTAAGTTATTGTAACCAGTAACGGTAATTTTATTAATACGTGGCCATTCCCCAAGCATCTTCCAATTACCTGCGTCATCACCAAAGTCTCTACCAGAAGTGTGCGTTTCTAAACAAACATAAGGTTTGTTATTGTACTGAATTACTTCGTCTTTGCGATAGTAAGTTGTTTCACTCCATGGTTTAAGGTCGGCTTGTTCACCTTCAGTTGCATACACTTTAATACCAGAAGCAGTATCCCAATCAAGCGCATAGAAACGAGGGTTAGCGTCATCGTACCCATATAATCTGTAACCTACAGTCGAAACTTGAGGTTGCGAAATCATAACCCACGCTGTATAATCAAATGTTAGGGACATGTCAATTTCCGCCTGAGTCGGGCTTTCTACTCGGCGTTTGTAGTACTTACCATCACTTGGATTAAGTACAATCATTCCCTTGTTGTAATCACCAACATTTGCAATATCATATGTTGGGTATTCAGTATCAAGAGAAACTTTTTCTAGTACGACGGCGCTAAAAAACTCAGAACGATTAGGTTCACCTGCGTGTAAGAATATATCATAATTGTCCGATGGTATTTCGCTGTATCGGCTATTGTTTAGACTTGTGTTTTCACTAAACAATTTAAAATTGTTTACAAACCCAGCAAATCTAGTACCCAATTTAAATTCATAATTTTCTAATTCTTGCGTTCTAGCATTCACATCATAACCATTACGGGTACTAAAGAATGATATTGCTTCTTTAACTGCATTCTCGTATGTTTCAAACGTAGAAAATGGCTGTTGTAGTATCATAGAATTGAATGCTTGGTATGGGTATTCGCTACTACGAATCCATGCCATTTCAATCGGAGAACAATCACCAAATTTCCAATTATCAGACAGGTATATAGAATCACGAGTAACATCTATGTCCAAGTTAAGTAGTTCTTGTATACTTTTTAATTCGTTTGAACTTGTTACTGGTATTGGAAGTTGTGCAGTGTATTCAGTTGCAATGTAATCAGTAAGAGCAATCCAGAACGATTCCGATGTATAATCACTACCGAAGTTTGTATCAAAGTCGCTAGGTTTATTTGCTAATCCCAACACTGCCCACGGATTATCGAAAATCGTATCAGTACCATAGAGGAACAGATGTATTCCTCTCCAATGCCCTACGCCAATTTGTGTAAAATTAGAATAGTTCCACGTCTTCCAATCATCAGGATCGTAGTTAGCATTTACTAGTGCATCTATGTTGTTTTTGTCCATCCATTTCTTGAAGAATGGATACATAATGTAATTTCTTTCGAAAACAGAGTATTCAGGGTTCGACAAACCAAAGTTAGTAAATGGTTGATATGTAATAGCACCATTTTCTAAACTAGAAACGTTGTTAAATATTCTACGTTCAAACTCTAATAGAACATCGTCTGTTAAATCATTGAACATCGGTACTTTAGAACCATCATGTCCTAGTATGAAATTTACAGGAGTATCGTATTCATTGTCGTAAACGATTCTAGGAATATATAGAGGTGCTAATTCTAATCGTGTCGCACTAGGAGGCATGTACGATTCTGGTTTGTTTGTGTATAGTCTAACTTCAATTGTATCAGAAGAACTAGGTACGTAATCAGGCGAAAATATAATCTCGTTACCAGTTGCGGAAACTATATAATCTATGTTCAGCATTTTTAATGCCCCGTTAACGTAAACAAACAAGTCCTTATCTTCAACTACATCATTTGCCATAGAAGGTAATAGTTGTTCTTGTATGCCGTCAACAACTGAAATAATTCCTTTCTCGTAGTGTACAAATTCAGATCCGAACACTAGCATATCAACGCCTTCAAACTGTTTCAATACGGTTGAACGACTAATAGATATTTGATGTAGCACTTCTTCTAGTATTTCAGTAGCCGTCTTGTATTGATTCGCAGGATCTTCTAATAGTTTTCTAGTTAATGTAATAACCTTGTTTTTGTAATCATTGTACGCATGAGATAAAAATTCAAACGCTTCAATTGGATTATAATCATTACGTGTAAGATAAAAATAACCTTGACGAATATCAACCTCGTGTGTTATCATTACGTTACCTTGATTATTGTAACGAATTTTGTTAGCAGGATCGCCTAGTGTGCGATAATTGTTGTTACCATTAGGTTCACCAGTTAAACCTGGAATAACGTCAATGATGTTAACAAAATGATCGAAAACTATACTGTATGGCAAATCCACACCAACGTATGTTTGATTATCTATATTGAATTCTATAGATGGAGGCAACAGTTGGTAATGGTCTTCGTTTATGTTAGTGATAGTATCTTCGGTGTACAAATCAACATACACATATTCACGAGTTGGAAAATCTAAAACAACTGTGTCTCCATTGAGTGAATAATTACCAAACTGTTTAACACCATTGATATAAACATCTATATCATTGATACTATTTGGTGTGAAGTGTAAAGGCAACTCTGTTTTTTCTTCAGCATTATCAAACTGTTCACGGATCTTTCTGAATTTAAATTCACACGGTATAGTTATTTTGTAGTTTACACCATCCACTCGGATAAAATTGTTAGGAGTTAGAGGAATATTAAATGTATATTCAGACTGATAATCTCCTGCTGTCAACTTAGGTCTTAGTTGTAGTTCATCATCAAAGGCTGCGAATTCCTCATCGCCGGTATATTCAAATACCGTAGATATACCAACAACGTTGCTTTCTAAATCATAAATTTCAAATAACGGCAACTCAAATCCATTGTCAATCTTGTTAAGAGATTGAGTACTTAATTGCATTCTACCGTCAAATTCTATTATTGGTCGTTTCGCTTGTATAATTAAATCACTGTTCGACTCATTGATAAGATGATTGATATCGTTATGGTGGTACCACGAATTGTTATCAGACCACCAGTTTGAACCTGCTCTGTCCATAGTAATATATGTTTTGTATTCAGATCCTGGGATGCTAGGATCAAAACCAGGAAGTACCCAGTAATACATTACCCAGTTAGCAAATTTATCTTTGTCAATTGGTATGTTAATAGTTTCGTGTTTTTCAGTAAACAAACGGTGATGGTCATTAATCAACGCGCCTTTGTTGTACATGGCGTTAATTAAGTCATTGTAGAATATTCGGTCGTTTATAGAATCATTTGAGAATACAGGCTCTAGCGCATAATTTCTACGGTCATAGTTGTATGTTGGGTATGTCACATAGGCGTCATCAAACTTGTAGATGCCGCCCTCCTTGCGTCCCACAAAGCCTCGCAATTTTTCAACTTCCCCGTCGGAAAATGCTCGCTCTATAGTCGATTCAAATATTGTTTCCAAGTTCTGATTCTTCAGATGGCTTGGTAAAAAGTCGTATATTCTTTTAGTCATTCAATCATTCATCCAATCATTTAGATAGGTTATCTACAATATTAATATCCTTAGAAGACGTTACCGCCAAGAATATTTCATCTTTCTCACATGTAATACTTAGCACATCTCCGAGTGTACTTGTTTCAAGTTTAGGATTAATCTTAACACTTGAAATGTAATCACCCAACTCTGCATGTAGGTATGCGGCTAGTTCTGAGAAATAGAACGTATCGCCAAAGTCCCAGTTAGATAGAGCAAAGTATTCATTAATCTTAGTCGCAACTGCTGTTTTAGTTTCACTGTTAGTAAACGGTGAACCTTGACGTTTGATTACATCAAAGTATGCCTGATTTTCTGTATCGGCATACTCACCAAACAAGTACTTAAACTTGACTGGGATATAACTAATGTGGTCTGCAATTGCTGCTTTCGGTTCAATAGACTTCATAATCTTACGTAGTTCATATGCGTTAGGAGCAGATGGTCTAACACCGTTAAATTGATTAGAAATCCATTCATTAACACGGTTGACATAATCCGTAGACAATACATACATATCAATAATGTTTGAAGTGTCAATATCAATACGTTTTTCTTTGTCAGCATAGTGATCCCAACGGAAGCCCATTAGATTATCTTCAGCATACGAAATACCTTCAACAACTCGGTACGCTGTACTGTCTATAACAATTTGTGTTTTATCTGCTGATAGTGTATAATCCTCTGCTGTAAAGTCATTTAATGCAACCCATACACCACCGCGGTTGACGTACCAAGAAACTACTGTAGCAGTATTATCCAGTTGTCTTTCCATTTCAACATAGATTAATGAATCTGGATCGATATCGTTATCTTCAGTAGATCCGTAGTCTGCGTAACCGTATTCGTACACTCGTTCATAGTCTAACCCTGCAACATTGTAACTTTGTAGTATTACATGTTTAGGGAAGTCTACACGTTCATCAAATGATTCTAAACGGTATTCAACTTTCAAGAAGAATTCACCATCATTTGCAGTAGCGTCAGCCAAATCTACTTGTTGATATGTAAACGTAGTTGCAGTCACATCAGTAACTAGCACATAGCCATTGAATGATGTATCTGTGACGTTTTTAACTTGTACATAATCGCCCACGTTTATACCATGTGCGTTTGCTGTAGTAGCAACAGTTAAACCGCCTGTTCGAACAAGAGAAACAAGTGCGTCATCTCTAGTTAAACGAATAGTAGAAGAATTGAATTCTACATCGGCATTAAACGGCACACTGTCTTTATAAATTGTTGTGTCGGCAACTTGGGACCACTGAGTGAATATATTCACTTCGGATAGAATCCACCAGTTGTTGTCTCTCAAATCATAAAATGCTTCTACGCCATTTGCTTTGTGAATCAATGGCGGTTCAGTTTCTCCGGGTTGGAGAGTATCAACAACCGCATTATTTGTAGTGCTACCATCGGTACTGCTACTAATAATAAATGTATTATCTTCATCGTATTCATACACTTTGGCAACAGAGTATCTTTTCTCTATGTCAAAACCATGCATTATGTCTAGCATACCAGTCGGGTTACGGTCTTTAGAAATAGTTGTCAATTCTACTTTGTGATTGTCTTCATGCCCACTAGGTGTCAAGAATTTATCAGCAATGTATGTTTCAATTTCTTTGAATCGTTCTGTGTATGTTCTAACTCTATCAGATACAGAAATTGTAGCACTTAGTTTGACATGATAGTTATTTAGGTTGTCAGCAATTGTACCGACCCATGCGGTAACTGTTTCTCCTACACCAGGATTTGTTGTCCAATATACTGCGGCATATGTATTAGTAAACAACGCCGTTCGGTCAACAAGTTCTATATGTTCTTGGTCGTATACTTCTTTTGATAATGTCATCGTATACAAACTTTCTTCATCTAGTACACGATTCAAGTAATCATTTTCATCATATACAAACTCTATTTCGCCGTATGGTACTTGTTTAAAGAATATGTCATATTGATCATTATCTAACAAGTCAATACTAAATGTTGACATTTTAGGTATTGTAAAGACAAATTTCTCGTTTGCAGGATCCCAAGTGGTAGAAAACTGCGTCTGTACACCTTTGTCTCCAGGTTGTGCGTCTTCTATTGTGCCAGGCAAATCAGATTCGTCAATCCACATAAACTTGCCTTCATTGCCTGCGCTGTTAAAATATTCTAACGTAGGCTCACCTTTGAAACCTCGGTCAATCAATTGTTGAGGTGTCGCTTGAATTGTGTAGAATGAAGGGGTGTTACATGCTGTTAAGTTTTCAACAAGGAAAGACGATGTAGCATTAGTATCAGAAATGTTTATTTCGTCTGAATCTGTTACTGGATATCCTGAAGTAGGAATATTAATTTCTAGCAAGTCCGAACTTATATCATCAAATACAATATTATCCCAACATACTTGATATTCAGGAGCCTCACCAATCAATGTCCCGTTTCCTGTCAATTCAAGTTTTTCTAACAAGAACACAGGACCGAATGGTGTAGCGAGTTCATACTTGTAATCGACTTTTTCTACAATTTCAGGACCATTATTAAATACTTCATTCTCAAACATGTTAAAGAATGATGCGTTAGTGATACCATCAGCCAATGCAAAGTCAGCACAAATAGTTGCAAGACCTGTATTTTCGTCTAACGTGTAATTAATCGGAGCATATGCAATGTTTACCTTATACTCAGTTTTATCTGCACCCAATTCACCTGATAACACACTGCCATCGTTGTAGTTAATAGAAAGTGTATCACGAGTTGCTAGATTTGTTTCACTGTCAATTACAATGTCTTCGTTGTTGTAGTAAAATTTTACTTGATTAGCACTTTCAAATACTACTTTCTTACCAGTGAATGTAATCTCAAACTTAGAAGTATTTTCACGAGTTCCTGGTGCATATGTTACTAAGAATTGTAAGTCTTCGTTTGGATTTGCATCAGAAACATTCCAAGAATAACTTTCCACATCGAAGAACACATAAAAAGATTCTGTACTTTCATCTGTTAGTTTTTCTTCAATAATGTCAATGTCTTGTTCTGAGAACTTGGTCACTGGTGCTTTAAACAAACGTGAGAAACCAATAACTTCGTTAATATCATTCTTAACCAGTATACGGTCAAGAACTATATCACCATTAATATCAATTGCTTGTGCTTGGAACCATTCACCGCGCAGTCTTAGGTAGTCACCTGATTCTACAAGTTCATGTATGATTGGATTGATAACACGACCGCGAAGTGGATCTAATGCATTTGGTTGCCAGTATTCAGCAAGTAGTTTGTCAAAATCGTACTCACCACGGTATGAATAAAAATAGTTATTCAACATGCTCGGGTGTTTTAATACCTGAACAAGTCTATTGGCAATGAAGTTTCTTGCATCACCTACGCCACGCTGGAACAGCATGGACAAATAAATTTCGTCTTCATCCACATACACCGAGCCATCAGTGCCTGTTACGTGAATGTTAGAATGGTGTCCGGTAACGTCGGATGCTTCAAAGTATCGTGAATTCCCGGCGAAAGTTGTATTAACTGATTTCAGTTTAGTGACAATGTTCGTACCTAAGGTGTATGGAAGAATATTATAATCCTGTCCGTTCACCATTCTATCTTGCGCATAATATGCACGAGGTGCTATGCGTCTAACGCTAGTGTAATTTTCCCCTTCAAAATTTTCTGCGAAATCTCGGGTACTTTCAAGAGTTAGCGTTAATCTATAGGATCTATTATCAGCCCCCCTATATGTAATATTTATAGAGGCTTCTTTAATATCATTACTATTAACAGAAAATGCTTCATTTTCTACCTTACGGAACCACACACGGTAACGACCATATGCAGCATTACCAAAGATACCGTCTGGGTATTGAATACGAATCTGATTGTTATCTGCTGTATGAATAGATGCCATATCACCATTACCATCACGGAAAATGTTGTATATAGCAGTTTCACGAGTATCATTGTCTATAACTTTTACTTCATTAAGAACTTTACCGTTGTCATCTATACGTTGAATCCAAACATCACTGTTAGAAATGTTAGGTTCAGTAATCACTTCAATGCGATTTGATAGTCTTGAAGTGTAATGGAAATCTCTATATTGTAGGTCTCCTGCTTTAGCATACATAAAGAAACCAGTGCGGTCACTAGATGGTCCTAGGTTATCACTGCGAGATATAAGTGTAATGTTACGCTCAGGATCAGGCATTGCTTCTACTACATCGTTATCATCAATCTTGGCACGAACTGTTTCGAATGTTCTACCTTTACCAGCAACTGTAGAATTGAACGAGTATTTTACAGATTTGGAATCGTTGTCTTCATTGAAAAAGAATAAATCAGTTTTTACTTGATTAACGAGTGCTGAACCAGCGGGTTGGTCTAGTTTTGTTTCACCGTCCAATGCAGAGTTAAGAACAGTAACAAAGTTATCGTACCATGATACATCATTAGGATCGTTCCAACGAATTACACGGTTAGCAAGTGTGTTACCTGTAGAGTCATAAACATCTTCGGTTGTACGAACACTTTTGATTTTCATAAAACCACGAGCATTAAGTGGTCGTGTCTTATTGTAGCCTAGAGTGCGAGCCATTCTTAAGATACTTTCTCTGCGTTCTGCTGTATCTAAGAAGTTTTCACGGGTATTCATATCCATTCGGAAAGCAAGAGCATGACCAAAGTATGCAACAAGGTCTACTATCGCAACAAATTCTGAACTTGCAATCAAGTCGTTAAATTTGTCTGGATATGTTTCGGACACGTATGTTAATAGTGCCTCTCTTATATTATCAAAATCGTAAGCCTTAAGACTTACATTGGTGAAAGCGGTATATACTGTTGTCCAACTTTCGCCCGCAAATAATTTGTCTACTCGTTCTAGCGCCATTACTTTATCTCTCTATATTAATTTGAAGCAATTCTACTTCGTTTGCTGGTAAAATGTTAATTTGTATGTCTGCCGACAATGTGTGATCCGTCTCGTACACGCGTATTGAAATTGCTTCTGCTCTAGGATCATTATTAATTATCTCTCGTAAATCATCCTCAACTAAACCCCTAACATCGGTAGTTAGCGGTTCAAAAATTAAGTCGTGAATGATACTTCCATAACGAGGCATCATTATGCGCTCACCTTTACGTGTCATAATTTCGTTAAGCAAATCTTCGACTACTAGGTCTTTACCTGTCAATCTATCGTTGATTGCCTTGATGTTCTTTGAACTGAATCCAGTGTAGTTAATCATGTTTTTCGGTCTCACAATTCATTTAATAGTATTTATCACCGTATAAACTACGAAGTTTGAGGATTTCTAGTTATGGAAAACCCTAGAAAATTCTAGGGTTATTATTTTCCTTAACTTAATTCGAATATGTATGCTTTACCTGAATCGACACCATCTGCATCGTCTTCCGTATGTGCGCTTACAATAGCATAGTTACCAGAAATGCTTACAAAATTACCGAAATAATCGCCAGCACTTGTACTGAATGCGTTTGGATTGTCTATTGTAGCAACTAAAGTTCCAGTCGTAACATCAAATATGTATGCTTTACCCGAACCATCACCATTTGCATCGTCTTCACTAGATGCGCCTACAATAGCATAGTTACCAGAGATACTTACTGATGTACCGAAATAATCACTAGCACTTGTACTGAATGCGTTTGGATTGTCTAGTGTATATAATAAGTTACCAGTCGTAACATCAAAGATGTATGCTTTACCCGAACCATCACCATCTGCATCGTCTTCCGTATGTGCGCTTACAATAGCATAGTTACCAGAAATACTTACTGACCAACCGAAATAATCACTAGCACTTGTACTGAATGCATTTGGATTGGCTAGTGTATATAATAAGTTACCAGTCGTAACATCAAAGATGTATGCTTTACCCGAATCCGTGCCACTAGCATCACCTTCTCGATATGCACCTACAATAGCATAGTTACCATCAATACTTACGGATTGTCCGAAATTATCATTAGTACTTGTACTGTATGGGTTTGGATCGTCTAGTGTATGCAACAAGTTACCAGTTGTCACATCAAAGATGTATGCTTTACCTGAGTTAATAACACTTGCATCATCTTCATACCATGCGCCCACAATTGCGTAGTTTCCATCAATACTTACTGATATACCGAAATTATCATGTAAACTGGTACTGTATGGATTTGGATTGTCTAGTGTGTGTAACAAGTTACCAGTTGTTACATCGAATATGTATGCTTTACCTGAATTAGTACCGCCTGCATCGTCTTCATAGTGTGCGCTTACAATAGCATAGTTACCAGAGATACTTACTGATGCACCGAAATAATCACTAGAACTTGTACTGAATGCATTTGGATTATCTAGCGTATGTAGTAAATTACCTGTAGTCACATCAAATATGTATGCTTTACCTGAATTGAAGCCGCCGTCAGCATCTTCTTCATTGACTGCACCTATAATTGCGTAATTACCAGAAATACTTACTGATCGACCGAAATAATCACTTTGACTCGTACTGTATGCATTTGGATTATCTAGTGTTTTTCTTAATGTTGCTGTTACGGTTGGTGGTATGATAACCGAAGTTGTACCCACCGATCTTGTTAACTGTGTATTGTTGAATCTTATTTTTGCCATTCACTGGTCTCCTTGTTAAAACAGTTTTATCTATTTATCAAAATCATTGACAACTTGTGTATAAGTTGTTATTATAGAAGAACACAAACTAACAAAAGGAATATTTCTATTATGGCATTAGTACCAATGGTCATTGAACAAACACCTCAAGGTGAACGTGCAATGGATATCAAATCACGCTTACTAAAAGAGCGTGTATTGTTTCTTACAGGAGTAGTAGACGACCACATTTCAGATTTGATTTGTACTCAACTATTGTTCTTAGAGGCAGACAACCCAGAAAAAGATATCCATCTGTATATCAACTCGCCGGGCGGTAGCGTAACTGCTGGCTTGGCAATGTATGATACTATGCAATTCATCAAGTGTGACGTAACTACTACGGTTATGGGTCAGGCAGCATCAATGGGATCTTTCTTAGCACAAGCAGGAGCACCAGGAAAACGTTTTGTGCTTCCAGAATCTCGTACTATGATTCACCGTGTATCATCAGGAACTCCTGGCACACGTGGTTCTGTACACGTTCAAGAACTAGAATTCGAAGATGCTCGCCGTCACTTTGAAGAGTCTAAGCGACTAAATGAGCGACTAACCCAGTTGTATGTTAAACACAATACCGCAGGCAAACAATATGAAGAGTTGTTCAATACTATGAAGTTTGATACATTCTTGTCTGCGGAAGAAGCAGTTGCAAACGGTTTTGCTGACCGTGTTCTGGCAAGTCGTGAAGAACTTTAACTATATCCAGGAACATAACTCCAAATATTAGCAATTGCCATACGGCGTTTGGCGAGGTTGTCATCAACTTTGCCATTCGCCCTTTTTATGTTTGTTTGAATTTCATCTGTAATTTCAAACCACAATCCTTCATTAACCATTTTAACAATAGCACTATCTTCTACTGAATCTACACCCTCATAAAAGAAATGAATCAACAATGCGTCATATTGTGTTTGTGATATAGGTTGATGCACAAACTGTTCTATGATATTACCTATATTTCGCAGTTGCTTTTCTAATATCTTTTCTGCTTCGGCACGATTTATTATCCCAGTTGTAATGTCAATGCGTTTAGAAGCAACCGTAATGTATCCAGTCTTTAGTTCTATAGGTGATACTTTGTAACCGAATCCTATCGTATCATCATTCGTTAACTCTAGTATTGGGTTTTCTTCTTTTGTTATAAAATCTTTACTGAATATAGAAAATGTCAAATCTTCAGGTTGATAACATTTTACTTTAACATCAGAAAGAATATAATCCGGTTTATCATCATTGTATAACAGACCCAAATAGGTACCATAAGGTGTTACCACATTTAATGGACGTTGGATGTAATTAAGAAGCGACCCTTGTCTTTTATCGTATATCATATAACCTCCTTAACCCATTAATGACTTCAACCACGATGGTGCGTATGCATAACGACCACCTGCGCCCCATGTTCTTGAAGCATTTGTTGGTACAGTATTACCTGGTGCAATGTCTATGTGATATGTACTACCGCCCATATAACCTGCGCCTGCACCTATACTCAAAGCACCATTTGCTTTTGCACTCTTAAAGAACTGTCTAATCATAGGTTCATGCTGTGGATTGGTAATATATAACTTTTGTCCGTCTTTGAATAACTGTACATCTGCCGCATAACCATCGTTATGTCTGTCACTACCTGTACGTCTACCTCTTGGATGTTGCCCACCAGATGTTATAAGCACACGTATGTTAGTAGACTGTGCTGATTTTTCAAGTATAGTGAATAGTTCATCTTGTAGAGGTAGATTTCTTACAGTGATAGAACCTGAATACTCTACTAGCCCTTGTGGTACCTCGCCGGTATCACCGCCACCTCCTTCACCTGTTGGTTGCGTTCTATCAACAGTTTGTTTAGATTGCGGTTGGTTCATTGCTGTTTGTTGCGCTTGATAACTTTGCGGATCTTCCTGTATAGGACCAGAAGTGTATGTTGGCATAACAGGTCTTATAAACGGCTCATGTGTAGGCATTATAGGCACTGTAATTTGTTTTGCTACTGTAGATTCTAAATTTTGTATGTCAGGCATATCTTTCTTTGGTATCTCAGATGCTTGTTGTGCTACAGGACCATTTAAGTGTAGTACACCTCCGCTGGTCGTAACAAACATACTTGTACCAACCCAAGTGTGTGCCGAACCTTTGGCTTCAGTGTAATTAGAACCTGATGATTTAAGATGATAATTTTTGTTATTCATTGTAGTGTCGTTAACACTTCGCATATTAATTTTGTTACCAGCATCTATATTAATATCTTTATCAGCACGAAGGTTAATATCTTTCTCCGCTCGCATACTAATAGAGCCTTGTGCGTATGTCATCACATGTCCATCGGCTCCTATTTCGACCCACGCTGTTCCTTTAGAGTTGATCATGTAGATAAAGTCATTATCTCCATCAAGTATAACACTTGCCCCAGAACCCGTTGTAAGGCGTATTTGAGACGGATGAATGTTTCCTTCATCGTCTGTACTACCGTCATCAATTGTCAATGCATTTTGACCCGGAGACTTAATGCCGAATACACGGGCGGCTTGTGGTTCGTTATAACTTGCATCACGATTAGGAGATGCTGTAGATTGACCACGCACTGGGTCCGTATACAACCCTTGTGCTGATACGTTTATGTTTCTTGGGTGGTTAGAAAACGCAGGACCTACTGTACTTTCACCTTGTGAGTTTGATAAAAACCATTTAGATTCTTGCTTGCGCCTTTTCTCATTGTCACCGCCAAACAATCCGCCAACTGACTTCGCAAGATTAGATGCTATCTCAGCATTCTTTAAAGTACCTGCACCTGTAATTTGTTCTATATTACCTGCTGATTGTGCGTATGATGTTAGTGCATTTATTTGCGATTCATTCCACACGTAACCTTTTTCAATACCGTATCGTATAACATAATCTCGTTTATTAAGTAACTCATCCTTCAAACGTTTTTCGGCTTCGTCTTTAGTAATGTATTCGTCATCGAATTTTGCCTTCGTGCCATAACCATTGAATATCTGGTCGGCGGTATATTGAGTTGATTCTTTGAATCCGGAAGACTCTTTAACAAAATTTAACAATTCGTTTGACAGTGGTTTGTCACCGATGATTGCCATAGTACCCGATGTTGAATTTGCAGGCGATGCACCAGCAGCACCATCTAAGTTTTGTGCAGTTGCTAAGTCTGGTATACGAGATTTCGCAGCAGGTTGGTCAGCGTATACGCCTTCACCCTGTCCTGTACCATCTGCAAGTGCCTTACCTACAGCACCACCGGATACAATGTCTGGTACTCCTCCTGCAACTGCGAACCAATAGCCTTCTCTTAAATCGCCATTATTAGCAAAGAAAACCATGATTGTCAAGCCTGGGTCTGGAGGGACAGCATAGAAACCGTAGTTAGATATTCCGTTAGTTCCTCCAAATGGCGAAGCATATTGGAAGTATAATGGTTTGTCAGGGTTACCCGCAAGTTTAGGTATATATGCGGCTAGTCGTCCACGACCTTCGGGATCAGGATCGCCAGTTGTAATTGCTTTGTATATACCACTTTGTACTTTATCTATAAGTGGGTTGTTCTTATGATGTTTGTTCTTGTTAAACACCTCACCCAATGATGGTCTTTTATCATTATACGACATTATGGTTCTCCATCCAATTGTACAGTAACTTCACCTTTAAATTTCTTTTCATATTCTTTTGCGGCATCAAGTCGTATCATAGACAGTGTTTGTGTGAATGCTCCGCCAGAAAAACTAGATTCAATATCTTTAACAAAATACAAATACGTGAACAAGTTATCTATTTTCAAATTGTCATTCTCATCCGAACCATTAGGAGCATTACGTATTAACATTACAACATTAGTTCCAGCAATACCATATTGTAGATTTCTCTCTTTGTCAGCATTCACTACTTGAAGTTCCGAAACATGTTCTATTTCTCTGGTCTTAGGTTCAGTCACCGGAGAAATCCAAAAAGGATCACCTACAATAGTCATCTCAGCATTGACCATACTCAAATCTATATTATGTCCTTCATCAAACTTGTGATTTACTATGTCTTCATCAATTTGAATATTTGAAGATACAGAAGATGCTCTACGCATATTTTCTATGTACTTATAACTAGAAGACCTGAACATTCCTGGATTAGTCAATATTATGTCAAGCAATTGTTGTTTTTCTTTAGAGGTCAATGATAATACTTTATCGTCATCTAAATTTTCAAGTAACATTATGCCATTGCCTCGACTTTGTTCTCTTATCGTTTTAACATCTTCATATAACTTGTTACTTGCGTTTGTTGATTGAACACCAAACACTATATCAAATGTTTCGTTGTCATTTGATTTTAATTGATTTTGTTTTTCAAATTGTGCGGTTCTAATATTTTGAAGTCTTCTCCATTCACTATCTTGTTGCTCAACTCTTGAGGCAATATTAGAGTCAGATAGTGCTTCTGCAACTAATGAATCATCTGCTGCCGCCATTCGTAACTCAGTGAATGATTTGTCGTTGTACTGCGCCATCAACGCTCTCTCAGGTCCATCACCTCCTAATCCTAGATTAGAACGGATAGCAGAAAGTATTTCGTTTTTAACTTCTCGGTTTTCGTTGTCAAAGTTTTTTTCTTGTCTTTCCAAATCTCTTTTAACTTGTTCGTATTCATTGGTTAAACGAATATGGTCAGAACTTAACTCTTCTAGTCTGGCACGTGCTTGGTCATTGATACCTTCAAGAC